TTGACTATAGTTAAATTGGCATAAGTATAACCAGATCCGGCATTAGTAATAATAACATCAGTCACAGATCCATTACCATCTAGCGTAGCAGTAGCAGTAGCACCAGTTCCATCACCGTCTATAACTAGGTAAGATTGGTTATCATAAGCTGTGCCCGCTGTTATGATAGTTACATTTGCATTTAATATATTACCTGCGGAATAATAAGGATTATGAATCTGCCTTGTTATAGGCATCATTCCAGATCCAGCAAATTTATTAATAAAACCCTGTGGTATATCTGACATATATTTCCAGATATAACCCTCTGATGTCGGAGTTGCAAATAATTCCGTTCCTGTTGGTCGTGTTACTGATGCAACACCACCATTATTATCTAAGCATTTATATATTCTGTTATTAGAGATAGCGTAGAATTTCTTTGTACTCATATCTACTACATCATCATACATATCAAAAATTTCACCGGATGCCCATTGATTATCTGGCACAACAAAAGATACGTCACTGATATTAACTTTTTTAGTTGATATCATATTCGATCGAATATCGGTTTCTGAACTAACGGATATACTATACTCAGGAACATTGGCAAGGTCGGTCCAGGGTGTTGTATCTGAAACGAAATAATTATAATGACCTGTATTCGTTGCTATATCATCAAATACTGATTTAGCAATCGAATAATGAAATTGCGGTGTTATTTTGGCATTAGACATATTAAGAGACTGTTATAGTCCATGTGATTGACATAGAATCAGAAGATCCTATATTAACAACAGCAAAAGTTGTTCTACAAAGCATATCCCCCGCACTTGACGCATCGAATATACCAGCTTCGGTAATAGCACCGGTTGCAACACCAGCGTTAAAAACTGAGGAGAAAGAAGCGGTATTGTTTAAAGAAGAACCGGTTGTAGTACCCCTAGCGAGTTCGGTCTCAAGTGTAGTATCACCCAATACTTGAGTAGTTGTTCCTGTTCCTACTGCCATATGTGACATGGTACCACTTGTTCCCCCAATTATATCAGCGATCCAATTTCTTCCGGTGGTTACTACTAAATTATCGATATCAATAGAGTTGATAACTTTGCCGGAGTTGATAACCTGTATATTAACTCGACCTGTTACTTTTAAATTTTCTTCATTTTTCATTTATATTCTCGAATCTGTGTAAGCGTCTGTACCGACAGCTGGTTGATTAAAATAGTCTACGGCATATGGGTTTAAATCGAAATATTGTATATGGGAAAACCCAATAGTATCCCCGGATATATCTTTATTTATACCCATAGCATATAAGTCTGTTATACTAATCGAATCGATTAGGGTTTTAAATATACTCAATAACGTATCATCGGTTGTATCAAGCCCTTCATTGAAACTCTTGATAAATCTAGCTTTTAACACTCGCAGAGCATCCGATACGGATAGAAGATTGGTTATAACCAGCTCATCAAATTCTACTAATCCAGCAGGATGAAGAGCACCTTTAATAATTGATTTATATGAATTCGGAACTACGTTAGATTTAACGACATACGAATATTTTTGGTAATATTTATTTTGAAGGTAATTAGAATCTGAAACAAATCCTTTATTATCTGTATGTTCTCCCCCATAAGATACTATGGAAGTTGAAGCTGGTATCGCACCAGTAAATCCCGAACCAACAATGGATGTACCTTCTACTGCAAATGCATCTTCAATTCTATCTTGAAAATACATTTCAAACCTTGTAAACGATAGTCTTCTAATATAGGATACATGAGTAACAACACTTTTGAAAGTGGGAGTTGTTAATGTAACATCGGCAGCTATTATACTAAAGGGATTGCCATTAACAACATCAACCTCTATAGAATATCTACCGCTCCATTCCCCTGCAGATAATTCGAGCATATCATATGCGGGATAATAGATCTCAACATATTCATTAAATAATAATGAGAATAATGTTTTATATGATTCGGTAGTTCCTTTTTGTATGTATAAACTTTTTATATTTTTAATAAGGTTAGGAATATCTACAGATTTTTCTAACCGGTTCGGTATAACTGTCATTAAATCCGAACGATACTTTTCAAATAAAGTAGATCTGGTTTCATCCAGATTCTTATAATTCAGCAGTTCTGATATTGTTTGGGATGGGTTGGGTGTATATGATACGATTTTACAGGAATTTCCCGACCCATCGGATAGACTCTCCCCAATAACAAGGGAATTCTGTTTTGTGACAAATATTCTGTTATTAGTAGGATCTATTCCGGTAATTTTAGTAGTAGTATTAGAAGTATCTCCTGTCAGAATACTATCTATTGTGAGATTGCCAATCCCCGAGGAGTATACTATTTCGGCAGAATTGAGAAAATCAAAATACAATTCGACAAAACGTACAAAATCAGGAAATTGCTCCCTTATATATTCCGGAAATTGATTTTCTATATTCATTATAATCTAGCCGGTGATGTTGTATAATTGGCTTCGGTTGTTTGAATTCCCAATTTACTTGTTAATTGCGTACCACTTATAGTAGTATCTGATATTGTAATAATATCATTTCTAAGAGGTATAACATCAAATGAATCTAAATGCACATTCATTTTAAGTGTTGCTGAGGATATCGATATTTCATTTATTATAATTTCACCAGTAGTATAATTAACAGTTCCTATTTGATTATTTACGATTACTGTAGCACCCTCATTTGAAACATATGAGAGTTTAATTTTACCAATGCCATCATCTTCAAGAAAGTGTGTATAAGTTGAGTTGGTTATATTAAATCCGTCAGAGGAAACGACCCCTTTTAGAGCAGAGGTTGTATGATATTCGTGGGGATGATATATTGCATTATTGAAATTAAAAGTATACTTACTCGTAACATTGGTGAATGATGCTATACTTTTATTTGCAGTATGATTAACTGTGGCCGATACGATACTTGGGTCAGCAGCCAAAACAAGTGATATTATATCTGAATTATAATAGGAGGTATCAAACTTCGCTAATTTTGGATTAAATGCCACAATCTTATCTGATATAAGGGATGATAATCCTGTTGCTGTATTAGATGTTACTAAAGCATTAAATGTAAATTTCACATTTAAAACTAAATTGGTATAATCTGGAGTAACAAATTCTGGTAATATGGAAGTGAGTTTAAATTTATTAAGTTCTTGAAGTATAGAAGTTTTCTCTAATGCAGTCAGAGAAGTGTTGGTAGAAGTATCTACAGATAAAAATACTTTACCGTATTCCGGTGGTATATTATCTTCCCCACCCCACACCGTCATATCTTCTATAAAAGAAAAGTGATTTCTCAATAGAGATTTATAATCATTAATAGTAACAGTTCTATTTTGTGCAGTATATAAATATGGTGCATTTTTCTTTATAGATTCTATGGTTTCAATGCCAGCACCACCAGAAGTCTTATCCGTCAGGGTAATAGCTATGTTCGTAAGGTTTGTCACAGAAGATCCAGATGACATTGTGGTAATACCGTTTGCAATATCCCCAGATGATTTTAAATATTCCAATTCAACAACATTACCGATTTCTAATTTTTTACCAATAATATCATCACCAAAATATACTTCAAAATTTTCATCTATACCCTCTTGCGTGAAGTATATGGCAGACGTACTATTATGTCCAACTAGAGTTTTGGATTCTATATATGTTGTGAAACTCGTTAGGGTTGAATCTTTATATACCTTTACTCTGAGGGTTGTCATATCACATGATTTATTTGGTATTCTGTATACTTGTCTATTACTATCAACAACATAGGAATTAGATATAAATTTACCCTCATATACAGTAATATCGGAAACTGTAATCGAACTTCCCGTAACTGTTGTAATATAGTCGGAAATAGTATTGAACTTTACTCCATTCGGACCGTTGAATGTAGTACCTCGGGGTATTGTTATTTTGTCAGGACTATTACTGACATCAGCAGTTAAACTAATCGAACCATTTGAACTTCTAACTGATCGAGGGGTATAACCCAGTGATTTAGCATGAGATACTACATTATGTCGAAGCTGTGCAGTATCAAGAAACATTTCATTTACACTCATTGATGCTGTAATGGCGTTATAATGAGTGTTATATGCTAATACATCAAGAAGCGTTGACATTGCAGATCCATCAAAATCATAATCCGCGAATTGAGATTGATTTCCCAAGAATGCTTTGAGATTGTTCTTTATATCAAAGAAATCCTGTTCTGTAGTGGAAATTGCCATTATTTTATCCTATCTAGAAAAGTGTCAAGGGAATGTACTTCCCCAGATAATGAATTAATTATAGTAAAATATATTGTAACTCTCAGAGAATTTGAATCTAGATCATTTATTTCTAATGACGTCAGTACAACTCTAGGTTCGAAATTATCTAATAATATTTCTATTTGTGTTTTTAATGCAGACATAGTTAATGGATCCATCTGCTCAAATAATAATCCCCTTATATTCGAACCGATCCAAGGCTGAAATGGTCTCTCACCATAATTAGTTAAAATAAGGTTCTTCACCGAGCGTTTAATTGATTCTACATCATAGACTCTATTAATATCGCCCGTAATAGGGTGAGAGGTAAATCCCATATTGAGATCTTTCCATATTCGAATAGTCTTATCCGATATATTGGTTCCCTGTGCATCTATGTGTGCTGATGTCTGAATTGCCATATCATTAATGATTTGTTGTTATATTATTATTTATAATGATTATTATAATTAACCTCCGGCAAATACATTTAGTGACCCATTCTCGAGCACAGTCACTTCTTCCCCACCATCATATAAATCCCCTATTCTAGCAATACCAAAACCGTTAGCAAATACTGTAGTAGATCCTACAGAAATTGCAGTTTGATGGGACGGGCATTCATCCCCAACCGGAACAGTATGGGAAGTGTTTTTATCAGATTGTCTATGTACACCAGTACCATTCACAATTACATTTGAGGATTTACCTTCTGTGGTTGTTGAAGCTGTACATCCGTGATTAGTAGTTACGGTATCTACTGCAGATCCTCTGGCTACTGCTGGCACGATCTTACCGCATCAAGCATTTCTAATAACTCAGGGGTTTCTATTTTCCTTTCGCCTTGATATTCAATCGCATATCCCTCTGAGATAAGTCTTTGGTTAATATCCACATCTCCAACATATAAGGTTCCAAGAACTCTACCGAATTTACCAAGACCGTGGGATTTCAGTGATACTTGAGGGTTCAATATTAAATTACCATTCACATCTGTGTATTCTGATAATAATTCTTGAAGCCGCACCTTAGCTTCAAAGCCATATATTTTTTCTTCTGCGTTTGTTGTTCTCGTTTCTGGTGTATCAATGCCAGCAAGACGAATTCTATATTTAGTTGATATTTTGAAACCAAGATCTATTATACAATCAACCGTATCCCCATCTATAACTCTTGTAACTTCAATATTATAGTTATACATTTTTTCTGACTTCCTCGAGTTTTGTTAATAATTGAGATGGCTTTAATCCCTCTAATGATTTGGTAATAGCATCATCTACTGAATTCATTTTCTCTACCGATTCGTGGAATAATTCTGGACTTACCATTTCAGACATTTTTTTAATTTCTTCAGATAAATCAAATTTCCCTAGGCTATCGGTTGCTAGGGCTTTGGATAATTCTAAATTTACTTCAGTCTCACCTAATGCCGAAGATATCTGTTCTCTCAGGGTTTTCATCGCAGGTAATTCGACTGATAGAGATTCGGCAAGGGCATCGGTTTTAGCATATAACGGTTTTTTAACTTTTTCAATGATATTACCAGCGGAATCTGTTACTATATTAGGAACCAATGAACATGGATCAATTCCCTCGAGTAACCCGTCAATTAAATCATCTAAGTCTGATCCGGCTTTAGTGAGTGCATCCCCATACTTTTCTGAGAAATCCGATTTTAATTGTGCTAATAATTTAAGTCCTTCGGCGGTGGGGTTAGCCATTATCTGCCTAGCTCTTTCAACTAAAACTAACAACTCTGGAAGCATCGGAATGACTGGTAGATCATCCCCCTCCGGCATTTCCGGGATCATCGATCTCAGAATGTCCTTAAAGTTATCCATTGCAGCTTCTGCTGCAACTTTTGCAGCTGCAACGGTTGATTCAATTTCATCCATAGCAGACTTTTTCAGCTCTGCTATTTTTTCTTTTAGTGCATCAAAATTTAAATCTATTCCGCAAGGCATATTGTTCTCCTAGTTTAAGTTAATTGCGCCAGATTTATTATTCGCAGAAATGTCTATAGTTGCACTTTCTGAATGCATATCAAGTTTCTGATCAGACCTGATATTCATTTTTCCTCCAGCCTTAATAGAGCAATTCTCTGTTACAGAATTTATCGATATATTTTTCGTAGATTGTATAGAAGATATTCCAGAGGTGGTTAACGAATAATCTTTCATAGTTGTTTGGGAGTAATCCCCATTTAACTGATAATTATGATTACCGTTACATACAGCTTCTATATTTTGGGCTATTCTTATGTTATCATTGCTCGAAATATTACCAGTTCTATTACCGAGGATTTCATATGCTTCGTTGCCACCGGATTCCCCAGCACCAATTTTAACATAATGATTTTTATGAATCTTCTCAGTATAATTACCCTCAACCTCAAGGATATAATCACCCTTGATCAATTGCCTACAGGCACCAGAGATGGTTATATTGCATGCACCTTCTATTAATACATTCTTATCTTTGAGTGTTATTTCATATTCAGATCCAATAATCTTTGTGACTTTAGATCCGTCTGGATGAATTTCATCAAATGTTCCGGTGCGATGATAGTTCATTATACGCTCTCCACCCGGAGAATCGTCTACTTCACGTACATGACCCGATTCGGATTCGTTAACATGATTATATGGGTATACTGAAAAGGTGTCTGATTTGGGATTTAATTCGTCCCAAGTTGCCCTTTTGTCTTCGGGCATAGATTCCACAGTAGATAACTGGGGTTTAGTTGCTTTTGGTATATCTGTTATTTTGTTGTTCTTTCTTGTTATAAGAGAATTGTGTGTTAATGCACGACTTCCCCTCGCCAACTTATTTGTATCTTCTGGGTCTGTACCAGATCTTGGATATATACCATTTGGATCTTTGAAACCATCTTTATTGTCAGAGTCCTCAGATGGAAAATTAAATCCCGGAAGAGAACCTACAATAATACATTCTTGCTTGAATTGATCAACAAAGAAACCCGTAACCCAAGAACCCTCAACCAGAAACGGTGGGGTCGATCCGAGACCGTTCATGCTAGGGTTTGTCGTGGGTGCCATGACAGTTGACCACGAAAGATGATTCGTTGGTATATCTATTTTATCTGGGGAGTGATGCCCTAGACAACGAACCCTAACTCTACCGAGTTTTTCCGGATCCATTCGGTCTTCGACAACACCAACAAACCAAATAAACCCATTTTTTCCAAAATAATTTTCCATGTAAACATTATATTATAGTAATATAGTTATTTATATGGTTATTAGAAAACCTTAAGGATAATTATTGTATCATTAAATCTGCCGTTTCCCTTTGTTCTAACAGTCTTAGCCATTGTAGTAAATTTCTTGATCCATTGACCCTTTCTCATATTGGTCAGGAGTTTTAGTTGCTCTTCCGGTTTCCTTAGTCGTCTTTGCTCCGAAAAATCAAATCCACGGAGAGTTGTTCCGGTCACGGTCATTCCGTCGAAAGATGTATAATACCCAAGCATTTTACTTTTAGTATTATATGCCCAAACCTCTTTTGATCCGATTAGTCCTTCTGGATCTTCCGATTTGAGCTTAAGTTCCGGAAATGATTTTGCATATTTTAATTTTGAGACAATCTTTGAAGGGGATTTAATTTTTTTAACTCTCTCCGGTTTAATAGCAACGCCATAGA